CCGACGCTCCGACTACGAACTTCCACCGCCTATCCCTGAAGACAGCGACGACGACACCAAGCGGGAGAACTCGCGGAAGTGCGGGATCATACACGGTCTTAATATGTCTTTGCGTTCGCAACGTCTCCACGTTCTGAAGACGCTTTGGACGGGCGATAAGTTCGCAGGTAAACACTTTCAATTCCCACATCAGATCGACTTCCGTGGTCGTATGTATCCGATTCCTTACTTCCTGTCGCCACAAGGCACGGACTTATCGAAAGCTTTGCTGTTGTTCAGCGAGTCGGAAACGATATGGAAGCCGGAGACAGAAGCGCGTTGGTTGGCGATCCACGGAGCGAACTGTTTCGGCAACGATAAGGTGACGCTCGACGAACGGGTGAAGTGGGTACATTCGAGAAAGAAGGAAATCCACGAAGTCTATTCCGATCCAAGAACGAACGATTGGTGGACGGAAGCGGACGATCCTTGGCAGTTCCTAGCGTTCTGTTTCGAATGGGGAGACTTGTTGGCGCACGGGGGTAGGGGCTTCAAGACGAGGCTTCCCTGTGCGATGGACGCATCTAACAATGGCATTCAACTTTTAAGCCTATTAGGTCGCGATGAGATCGGCGGAGCCGCAACGAACGTCACAAGTACGGACGTACCCGCCGATCTCTACTCTTTTGTTAGCGACCGTGTGAACGCGTTGCTGTTAGACGACGCCAAAAAAGGCGATCATGTGGCAACCGCGTGGTTAAAGTTTGGCGTTGATCGCAAGACAACTAAACGTCCTGTGATGGTCAAACCCTACGGCGGAACCCGCTTCAGTTGTAAAGACTACATCTCCGATTGGTACGCTGAGAAGTGTATGTCGAAGAACCTCGATCCGTTTGGAAAGGAGTCTTCACAGGCGATTGGTTACCTGAGCAACCTCGTTTGGAAGTCGATGGATCAATGCCTACAGCGCCCGAACCGCGTGATGAAGTGGCTTCAAGATACGGTACGCGTTCTTGGTCACGAACAAACACCCGTTGTGTGGACGACACCGATGGGATTCAAAGTCCGTCAACGCTACGCCAACGTGTCCCGTAAACGCATCATGACAGCGCTCGGTGAGAAAGCGATGTTCTTACGCATCAACGAGGAAGCCGACGGGATCGACAAGAAACGTCAAGCTAACGGCATCAGTCCCAACTTCGTACACAGCCTCGATGCAAGCGTTGCTCAACAGACAGCGGTGTACGCGAAGGAACAAGGCATCCGATCGTTGGCGATGGTTCACGACAGCTTCGCTACACACAGCACAAACGCGGATAAACTTGGCGTCCTGTTACGCAAGTCAACCGCTGAAATCTTTTCAACCGATCTACTTCTGAAGTTTCAGGATGAGATCAAATCACAAACCGAGAAGGAACTTCCAGACCTACCCCCTTACGGGACATTAGACCCGCTTGAGGTGTTGGGTTCGGAATATTTCTTCGCTTAAAAAAACGAAGCGTAAGGAGCGCACATGACAAGATATAAAATGAAAACGATAGTAACACCTACAGGAAAGACACGTTGGTGCTTTCTGACTCAACCATCCAAAGGTCAGTACGACGACAAGGCATACGGAACGTACCGAACTCAATTAATACTAAGCGAAGAAGACTGGAACGCTTTTAAAACGACGATTAAGCCGGAGTATGAAAAGGCTTATTTAGAAGAGTGCCAAAGGTCGGGGACACAGCTTAAAAAGACTGAGACATCGCCTTTTAAGATCGGTGCTGATGGCGAGTATTATATCGAAGCGAAGATGAAAGGCGGAGGGAAACGCAAAGACGGTTCCGAATACTTCCTGTCTGTCGGTCGCTTTGACGCAAAAGGGAATCCAATAAACGACGACACCCTTATCGGTTCTGGATGCAAAGTGAAGCTAGGAATTAAGCCTTACTTTTGGAACGTCCCCGCAGTCGGAGGTTTCGGAATGACGTTCGAACCGCAAGCCGTACAAGTGCTTGAGCTTGCTGAAGTCGGAACGTCCGAGAAGGCGTCGAGCTTTGGCTTCACCGCCGAGGAATCCGGGTACACCCACGGGGGCGAAACATTCGAACAGACCCTCGATCAACCAACTAACGATAATACAGATGCCGAGACGAAAGAGGAAGCCAAGCCAAGCGCGGCGGACTTCTAATTTCCGTTCAGGATTCGAAGCAAAGACCGCCAACTATCTCAGGCGGAACGGCGTCGAGTTCGAGTACGAAAGTGTGAAGATTGAGTTTATGAAAGTAGCGACGTACACGCCTGACTTCATACTCCCTAACGGAATCATCATCGAGACCAAGGGACTATGGACAAGCGAGGACCGAACCAAACATCTACTCATCCGCGAACAACACCCCGAACTCGACGTCCGTCTTTGCTTTCAAAACGCATCGAACAAACTTCGCAAGGGATCGAAGACGACCTACGCGATGTGGTGCGAGAAGAAAGGAATAAAATACTGTGACAAAACCATACCAAGATCATGGCTGAATACACGCAAGTCCACACGGCATGTCCATCCTGCGGTAGTAGCGATGCCAAGTCCGAATACATAAGCGGACAGACGCATTGTTTCTCCTGCGGTGAACACACGTTTCCGAAGGACGACACCAACAAAACGAATATAAAAATGGATAATGAAAACAAACCGCCTCCGACTTTCGTCACGGGGGAATACACGGCACTGACGCGACGTAACCTGACCGAAGCCACGTGCAAGAAGTGGGGTTATCAGATCGCTGACGTCGGCGGAGAACAAGCACAAGTAGCTAACTACCGAAGTCGAGACGGCAAGCTCGTCGGACAGAAGATTCGATACGCTAACAAAGACTTCAAAGTCAGAGGCGAACTCGTCGGACTGTACGGTCAACACCTATGGAGAGACGGCGGCCGACGCGTCATTGTAACCGAAGGAGAGATCGACGCCCTGTCCGTATCACAAGCGTTCGAACATAAGTGGGCAGTCGTATCGATTCCACACGGCGCTCAGTCAGGAAAGAACCACGTCGCTCAGGCGCTTGATTGGTTAGAACGTTTCGATGAAGTCGTATTCATGTTCGACATGGACGACAGCGGAAGAAAGGGAGCGACTGAATGCGCCGCCTTACTCACGCCGGGACGCGCCAAGATCGCCGAGCTACCGCTGAAAGACCCGAACGATATGATCGTTGCTAACCGTTCACAGGAACTCGTTCGAGCGGTGTGGGAAGCACGGGACTATCGACCTGACGGTATCGTTGGAAGCGAAGAACTGTGGGACAAGATCACGGAAGTTAACAATGCGGAGTCCCAACCGTATCCGTACCAAAACCTGAACAACATGACACACGGCTTACGACGGGGAGAACTCGTCACAGTATGCGCGGGTAGTGGAATAGGAAAGTCGTTGTTCTGTCGGGAGGTAGCTTACTCGTTATTACAAGCGGGAGAAGCTGTCGGGTACATCGCGTTGGAAGAGAGCGTCAGGCGGACGGCTCTTGGAATCATGGGACTACACGTTGGAAAGCAACTCCATCTCGAAAGAGAGATCGAACCAGAAGCGTTAAGACCGACGTTCGAAGAGACGGTAGGGAACGGTAAGTTCTTCACCTACGATCACTTCGGCAGTTGTGACAGCGACAATCTACTGAACAAGATTAGATACCTATGCAAAGGACTAGAATGTAAGTGGATATTCCTTGATCACCTGTCGATCGTAGTGAGCGGCTTTGACGGCGATGACGAACGACGACTGATCGACAACACCATGACGCGATTAAGATCGCTTGTTGAGGAGACTCAATGCGGGATGGTCTTAGTCAGTCACCTCAAGCGACCGCCGGGTAACGGACACGAAGAAGGCGCGGTAACAAGCCTCGCTCACCTACGCGGTTCACACGCAATACCACAACTGTCGGACATGGTCATCGGGTTGGAACGTAACCAACAATCCGAGCAAGCCGACGCCAACCAAACGAGGTTGAGAGTTCTGAAGAACCGTTTCTCAGGAGAGAGCGGATTGGCAGGGACTCTTTACTTCGACCAACAAACCGGAAGATTAAATGAAACTGATTCAACGATGTTCTCAACTCCTACTAATAACAATCAAGCGGTGGATTCGAATTGTCCGTTCTAAGATATGAGCAGAAGAAACAAGACCCTCTACTTCGACATTGAAACCAATGCCCTCGAAGACTTCTCCTCTCTAAGCGACCTTGGAACCGTCCACTGTCTGTCGATCTACGACCCCGTCATGGAAAAGATGGTGACGTTTAGCGGTGACAGCATACCGACGGGACTACAAGAGCTAGACTCCGCCGACACCATCGTCGGTCACAACGTCATAGGCTTCGACTTACCCGCGCTTAAACGCTTGTACAGTTGGACGCCTCGTTGCCGTGTCTTGGATACAATGATCACATCGCGATGCGTACACAGCGATCTGTTCTCCCTCGACATGACGCGCGATAACTTCCCGAAAGAACTATGGGGATCGCACAGTCTCAAAGCGTGGGGCTTCCGTATAGGTTCCGTCTTCAAGGACGCTTACGGCGAAGAGGAAGGCGCGTTCGACGAGTATAACGAAGACATGAAGAAGTACTGCGAGCGTGATGTCATCGTCACCCAAGCGATCGGTTCGTACATGAGAGAGATGGAACCGACTGTCACGATGCTTAACATCGAGCATGAGTTCGCTCACATCATTCGTAAGCAGGAGATGGTAGGCTTTCGCTTTGACGAAGATAAAGCTGTCGCTCTTGAACAGACGTTGACCATGCGTCGAGCTGAGTTAAAGGACGAGCTACATAAGACGTTCGAACCGACAGTTGAAGAGATGAAGACGCCAAGCGGATACACTCTAGAGATCGACGGTAAAGAATACTTCGGCGAAACTAAGGCGGCGTTAAAGCGGATACTCAAAGAAGAAGGACAGGTACAAGCACTCGTTAACAAAGCGACGAAGCTGGAGAACAAGACGAAGTCCATCCCGTTCAACCCCGGAAGCCGCGATCAAATCGCTCAACGCCTACAGCAACTCGGATGGAAACCAAAGCTGTTCACGCCTGACGGTAAGCCTAAGATCGATGAAGCCGTGTTAAAAGGCGTCAAGCATCCGTCGGCTGATCTGTTACTTGAGTATCTGATGGTGACCAAACGCCTCGGTATGTTAGCGGACGGTGACAACGCGTGGATCAAGAGCGCTAAACTCGGTCGCATACACGGCAAGGTAAACACCAACGGTGCGGTCACAGGACGCTGTACACACAGCTATCCTAACGTCGCGCAAGTCCCCGCTGTACGCGCTCCTTACGGCAAGGAATGTCGAGAGCTATTCACGGCGGGTATCGGATACAAGCTTGTCGGTTGCGATGCCAGCGGTTTGGAACTGCGTATGCTTGCTCACTACCTCGGTAACTTCGACGGCGGACAGTACGCCAAGGAACTACTGACAGGTGACATCCATACGATGAACCAAAAGGCGGCGGGACTAGAGACACGCGACCAAGCCAAGACGTTTATCTACGCATTCTTATACGGTGCAGGTGACGCTAAGATCGGTGAGATCGTTGGCGGTAGTGGACGCGAAGGTAAGCTGTTAAAGGCGCGGTTCCTAGCGTCGCTTCCTGCGTTGAACAAACTGCGGGTAGCCGTTGAAGAACGCGTTAGACGCGGCGGTTTCCTACGCGGTTTAGACGGACGCATCCTTCCGATACGATCCGAACACTCGGCATTAAACACGCTGTTACAAAGCGCCGGAGCCGTGGTGATGAAGCAAGCGTTGATCCTGTTACACACCAAACTGACGAACCTCGGTTGGCAACACGGCAGGGAATACGCATTTGTTGCGAACATACACGACGAGTTCCAAGCGGAGGTAGCGCCGGATAAAGCGGAGACCTACGGTAAGCTTGCGGTTGAAGCGATACGAGCGGCAGGGACAGCATTAAATATGCGATGCCCGTTAGACGGCGAGTACAAAGTCGGAGACAACTGGGCGGAAACTCACTAATGCCGTATGAAGAACAACTTACACAACGGAATACTATACGAGACTGAGTTTCAGTCCGAAGCGTTACGCCGAGGTTTTATCCCTAACGTACCTACTGTGCCTTCCTTATGGGATTGTATCATCAGTTGCCCTCGCGGTTTACTGAGAGTTCAAGTCAAGGGAACAAGCAAGCTCCACATAGACGATCGCGGTTATAAGATTATGACGTGTAGCGGTCGGGGCCATAAAACAAAAATTAAAAAATCCGTGGATGTACTAGCGTGTTGGATCGATCCCACTCGCCAATGGTACTTAATCCCAACAACTGCGGATATCCCGTTGACGATACGCATCACCTCCCAAGAAGGCTCGACATCCAAGTACGAGAAGTACCGCAATAACTGGTCACCCTTCTACATTTAAAACAACACAAGGAAAACGAATGAAGAAAACATTACTCATAGACGGCGACGTCCTCGCCTATCAATCGGCGTTTATCGCCCAAGCAAACATACAATGGGAGGGCGAGTTATGGACGACACACTCCGATCTAGCTCTGGCTAAGAACTGGGTCATCGAACGACTAGAGATGTTCAAAGAGAAGACGGGAGCTGACGCTTTTGTCATCGCTATATCAGACAAGAACAACTTCCGTCGTAAGCTTAACCCGCTATACAAAGCCAACCGCCGATCGAAGTTCGCACCTATAGGTCTCAGTCCTATGCGTGATTGGATGGCGGAAGAATACGGAACCGTGATCTATCCGAACCTCGAAGCGGACGACACCATCGCGATCATGGCGACGGACTTAACGCCCGATGAAGAACGGATCATCGTGTCCATTGATAAAGACTTCAAGTCCGTACCGTGTACGTTCTACGACTTTAACCGCGATGAGATACACGATGTATCGGTTGAAGACGCGAATAAATATCACCTCATGCAGACGATGGCTGGCGATCCCGTCGATGGATACAAAGGCATACCCGGTGTGGGCGTCGTTAAAGCGATGCGGTTACTCGATAAGAACGGAGCGAATTGGGACACCGTTCTCAAAGCTTACAGCGACGCACAACTCACTGAAGAAGAGGCACTTACGAATGCGTGGATGGCGTATCTAATACAGCACAAAGAGTTCGATCCCGTGAGCCAACAACTCAAATACCTATGGATGCCCGACGATTTCTCCAACGAACAGAAGGCGAAATATAGTCATATTATTCAACAAGTTACGGGAAAATTAGACGAAGATTTAGCTCGACCTAAACCGTTTGATCCGTTAGGGGGACTATAAGTGGATTACCCTATCGAAAGAAAATTACCCGATTTGAGCAAGGATTTAATTGACGCTTTAAACGAGCGCTTCCCCTCTCGCTGTCCCGAATTGACGGACACGGAGCGCGAAATCTGGATCAAAGTCGGACAACGAAAAGTCGTAGAGTTTCTCGAAGACGTTTACGACGAACAACATACAACACTCATTTCAACGAAAGACTAATCATGTGCTTCGGCTCGTCAACACCTCCACCTCCACCACCACCGCCTCCTCCGCCTCCTCCAACGGCGACAGCGGCGGTTGTGAAACCCGCAAGTAAACGCGGTGGATCGTCTTCTTCACGGAAGCGTCGAGGAACTGCACAGTTAACACGTCCATCGATGGGTGGTTCTTATTCGGGAAGCGGTGTCAATTTACCTAAGTAACTAATAAAGAAAGAATAATAATGTTAAAATCACTCCAGAAGATCACTCTCCTCGACGGCGTTAGCGCCACAGGAGCGGGTTCGCCCTTCAGCGTTGAACGTTCGAAAGGCTGGACATTCGCCATTGCATCATCGTCTGTAACGACGGGTGCGACTGTGGATGTTGAAGCGTATATCGGCGGCGGCTGGCGGGTCATTCACAGCGAAGCAGTAACCGCCGACGGAAACGTCGTGATACGCGATGACCACGGACACTACGAAAAGCTACGCGGGAATGTATCCGCTAGAACTGACGGCACTTACTCCGTGTTCATCACAGGTACAACTGACTCTCTGTAATGTCTATTGGCTTTCCTTCGGCGACGTCCGCGCCTAGCGGTATAACCGCGTTACCATCGGGTGCAAAGCGTCCGGCGTTTGGAACTCTTTATGGGTTCGATGCAAGCGGCGGGGGCGGCGGCGGCGGCGGCGGCGGTGGCTTTAATATCGACGTCAGAGACACCGAAGCGAACATCCTCGCGCGCACTGGAGACGCCACAGGTGTCATTGCTTACGGGACGGACACTGAAGACCTCTACGTCTACGATGGCACAAATTGGCAAACCTACAACAACTCTTAAAACATCATGGCAAGTACATTAGAAACCTGCGCTAACACAGCGTCTCGTCCCGCTTCACCGTCCGCTGGTGACACCGTTTTCCAAGAAGACACAAACCAAATAATTTTATGGGACGGATCAGTGTGGCAGGTTTACGACTCGGATCGTCTTCAATATTCCACAAGCAACGAACTACACTATACCGGGAATGCGATGGGTTTTACTACTACAGATGGTAGCTTGCCTTATTATTGCCCACAACCTCTGTTGCATTTTAATTCCACCTATATCGCAGGTGCTGGAGCAATTCCAGATACAGGTACTACGGTAGCAACTTGGTCAGATATTTCAGGTAACAGTAATGACGCCGCTCAAACGAATGCACTTTACCAACCTGTTTATTACAAAGACAGTGCCAATCGTGGTTTTCTGTCGTTCGATAATGAAAACTATGTTTTAAATTCCGCTATAACCATCTCAGGTGATTTTACGCAAATATTCGTAGGGCAGAGGCGGTCTCAAGCAGACGAGATAGTTTCTGCTGGCGGTTCCGGATATTATATAATACACGTTCGTGGCGGCACTGGCAGTGTGTATAGACCGCTATCTACCGGACACACCGCAGAAACAGTATCAGGTACAGCACCTTATTTAACTAACGAAATGTGGACAGCCCAACGGGGAACTGTAGACGGAACAGCTAATACCGTGACCCTAGCAGTTGGGGGTGGTAACATTTCATCGGGACACACTTATGTTAGTGGAAGTTCTCGGAGTATGACTTGGATTGCTAAGTCTGGATCGTTCAGTCACGATGGGCAATATTACGAAATGCTTCACTGGGATTCTAAACTAGGAACTGACGACTTAAACCGTGTACGACTTTACCTTACTAATAAATACGGACTTACAACTGCACAATTCTCATGAAATATTTAAAATATACTACGGAAGCAGAAGCGATTGCAAAGATTGCAGAGATAGAAGAAGCACTTGGTATTCCTGACGGTAAAGGTACAACATCTTATTGTGAACCTATTGAACAAGGGGACGAGTGGGCAGTACCTCTTAAACAGTACGGCTCATGGAAAACTATACACTTGTTTGATGCGAGTGAAGTCGTAACTGGTGAGTTGAGTAGTTCTGATCGGACGTCTTCCGAACTCGAATAACTATGCAATACGAAACGGCTCAAAGTCTTTACACGCAGTTGGAGAACCAACGGTGGACGTTTCTTGACCGTGCCAGAACGTCGTCTGAACTGACCATACCGTACGTTCTACCGCCAGAAGGACACGGATCACACACGAAGTATTACACGCCGTACCAAGGCATCGGAGCTAGAGGCGTCAACAACCTCGCTTCCAAACTCTTGATGGCGTTGCTTCCACCGAACGCTCCCTTCTTCCGCCTCGCTATCGATCGCTACGAGCTTGAGAAAGCCAAAGCCGAGATGGGCGAGGAACAAGGCGAACAGCTTCGTACCGACTTAGAGAAAGCTTTAAGCGAAGTAGAACGCGCTGTGTCGCAAGAGGTTGAAGTAGAGGCATTTAGAGTCGGCGTTTTCGAAGCCTTAAAGAACCTTTTAATCACGGGAAATACGCTACTCTATCTCCCCGACGACGGCGGTATGCGCGTGTTCCGTCCTGACCGTTACGTAGTTAAGCGTGATGCGATGGGGAACGTCACACATATCGCCGTCAAGGAGACCGTTGCTCCGTTCATGCTTCCCGAAGAAGTTCGACAGGAAGTGTATAAGGAGTCGAAAGAGAACCAATGCGATTTGTATACGTCCATAGTACGCGAAGGAAACAAGTTCGTCGTACAACAGGACGTCAAAGGTATCGTCATCGAAGAGTCGAAAGGATCGTATTCCGTCGACAAGTCGCCTTGGTTACCTTTACGCTATACACGTATTGACGGTGAGGACTACGGCAGAGGCTTTGTCGAAGAGTACATCGGCGATCTTAAATCGCTTGAGTCGCTGACAAAGGCGATCGTTGAAGGCAGTGCCGCCGCCGCTAAAGTTCTCTTCATGGTCAATCCAAACGGCACGACCAGAGCGAAGACTTTAGCCGACGCTCCAAACGGAGCTATCGTTCAAGGTTCCGACGGAGACGTGTCTGTCTTACAGCTTAATAAGTTCAACGACTTTCGCGTCGCTCAGACGGTCATGGCGCAGATTCAAGATCGTTTAAGCCACGCATTCCTTTTAAACAGTTCCGTCGTCCGAGACGCCGAGCGAGTCACCGCGGAAGAAATCCGCATGTTATCACAGGAACTCGAAGCCGCTCTAGGCGGACTGTATTCTATTCTTAGTCAGGAGTTCCAACTCCCGCTTGTGTCGCGTCTTATGGATCGCATGGGCAAGTCGGATCGCCTACCTAAACTTCCGAAAGACATCGTCAAACCTACGATCGTAACAGGCGTCGAAGCGCTTGGTCGTGGTAACGATCTCAACCGTTTGGATATGTTCCTCGCCGGAGCGAACCAAGTGGTCGGGCCTGAAGCGGTCGCTCAATACGTCAATGTAGGAGACTACTTCAAACGACGTGCAACCGCGTTGGGAATCGAGACCGATGGATTGATTAAGTCCGACGAAGAAATACAAGCGGCGATGCAACAGGCACAACAGCAAGAGATGATGATGAAGCTTGGCGCACCCGCCGTAGGCCCCGCGATAAACGCGATGGCTAACAACCAACAACAACAACCAAGTGAACAATAAACGATATGGCAGATTACCAAAAAGTAGAAATAAACGAACCAGCTCCTAACGAGATTGAACCCGATCAACAGCAAGCAACGGAGGTTGAAGAACCTCAAGCACAGCTAGAACGCCCAGAATGGTTACCAGAGAAGTTTGATTCAGCGGAAGCAATGGCAAAAGCCTACGGCGAACTCGAATCAAAAATGGGAGCAGGGGCTAAAGAAGAACAAACAGAAGAACAACCAAAGGCGGAAGAAGTAGACGAACCTACAGCTGCCGCTCAAACTTTAATAGAAGACGCATCCGTCGAGTTCTTCGAGAACGAAGGCAAACTCAAGGAAGAGACGTATGAAGCGTTAGCAAACGCAGGTCTTAGCCGCGAGTTAGTCGATAACTTTGCGAAAGGACAAGCGGCTCTAAACGAGTTGGAGACGACACAGATACAGTCCGCCGCTAACGGCGACTACGACGCCATGTCCGAATGGGCAGGTAAGTCGTTGAATGACAACGAGATGAACGCGTTTAACGAGGTCGTTAACAACGGCACAGTCGATCAAGCAAAGCTCGCTGTAAGCGGTTTGTATGCGCGTTACCAAGCGGAGAACGGCGGTTCTCAACCGAAGCTAGTGACGGGCAAGACGACGGGTACATCAACGATGCCTTTCCAATCGATGCAAGAAGTCAGTCGGGCGATGCAAGACCCTCGATACAAGAGCGGTGACAAGGCGTATCACGCCGACATCGACCGCCGACTAGCGGTATCTAATATTTAACTATGTTCGAACTGTTGACGTTGTTTCTGACAGGCGGTGGAAGCGCCGCAATGGGAAGCGTTTTAAAAGGCGTGTTCGGTATGCTGTCGGATTCACGTCAACAGAAGTTCGAAATCGAGATGGCGCGGGAGACGCGTAATAATGAGTATGCAATCCAATTCCAACAGAGTCTTAACAGCGGTGAAGGCGGCGCTTTTACTCGCGCTACTAGGCGGATGCTCGCACTCATCGGAATGGGAACGTTATCCTTCATCACCTGTATCACCGCCATCTACCCAAGCGTTCCCCTCGTTACCCTCTCAAACATTACAGGCGAAGGACGC